TATTCAATGATCCTACTAAGTCTTGCCCACGCAAAACTATGTTAACCGCTCCACTCATAGCCATTCCTCCACCAGTTACACCTCCGAAGTTTGGATTAGATACTCCTGCCAATGACCCTTGGAATGCAAGTGATGTATTTACACTGTTGATTGCATTTTGTAATCCATTCGCTAAACCTGCGAAATCAAAAGCGTTTTTAAACGTATTGGCTTCGAATTTAAATCCAAATGCAGAACCTACACCTTTAAGTAATTCTTTAAAACCTCCTGAGCCTGTAAATCCTCCAGGTGAGGCTATCATTGCAAGTAGCTTTATAATCCCCGTAGCTATAATCTTAGCTACTATCTGATTAATTGCACTTAAAACGGCTTTTGAGAATGCCTTGAATGCATTATCAGCACCTGATATAAGGTCTTGAAATAAGTTAGATAATGGACTAAAAAACGTATCTGAAATAAGCTGCGTAGTTGCCTCTAAATTCGCAGCCTCTTTAAGTTTCAGAAATTCAGCTTGAGCAAGTTTTATATTTTGCAGTAAAGCCAATGGATTTACCGCAGGCAATTGTAAAGGTACTTGGATTACTCCTGCCGTTCTTTCTACTTCCTTTTGAGTTTCTTTAATACGTTTTTTAAGTATCTCAGAAGTATCAATATTACCTCTACGTTGAAAATCAACTTCGAGTTGAGCCGTTACTCTTATTGTTCTTTCTTGTCTTAATTTCTCAAGAGCCTTTTCATCGGCATCGCTTTTCTTTTTGAGTGCGATAGCCTCTCTTTCTAATTGCTTTGTTCTTTTTTTACTATTGGACTCTGATTTTTCAGTTTCCTTATTCGATTCTTTTAAACCTTCAACTTGTTTTCTTGTCTGCTCATTGATATTTGCAAGTCCAAGAACAACAGGATCAAGTTGGTTTAAATATTTCTGATTTTCTCCTGTCAGTACTGCAATTTGACCATTTAACTCTTTTACTGCTTTTGCATTATTGTTAAAGGCATCAAGTGCAAGTTGTTGTGCAGATACTGAACCTAAACCAGTTATAATTACCTGTTTGTCACTTTTATTAAGTGCATCAGCAGATTTTACATATTTATCGGTAGCAGTTGCAAGTTTTGCCCTTAATTCTGCTATTTTGGTTTCATTAGTAGTCAACGCAGCCGTTATCCCTGCCTCTTGAACTTTTAACCTAACAGACTCTGCCCTTAATTTACTATTAGCTGCAATCAGAAGGTTACTCTCATTTGTAAGTGCATTCTCATCCTTTATCCCACTTACAACATCAGGAGCAACTTTCTTGAGTTCTCCATATGCTGCAAGTCTGTCAGCTTGTGGTTTCTTATTATCAAGGAGTGTAGAGGTCAATATTTTAACCTTTGCCTCTTCGGCTGCTACATTCCCTGCCGTTTCAAATGATGCCTTATTATATGCTTTCTGTGCCTCTGTTAGTGGTTTAGTTATACCAAGTAAAACATTTAAAGCCTCACCAAGTGAGCCATATTCTTGAATAAGTCCTGTTACTATTGAAGTAACTGCACCAAAAGCAAAGGCAATACCCGCAGGACCAATCAATGCACCACCAAGATTCTTCAACGCTCCACCTACCCCACCTGACTCCTTTGACAATGCAGTAAACTGGTCTGCCAATATCGGCAAGTTATTCTGAATCGCAATAAATCCAAACGGTAAATCCCTTACAACACCTGACAACCCCGTGAGGGTGTTCTGTGCTTTCTGAGCAGCAGGGGCAATGTTTTTTATCTCATTAGCTGCCTTTGCTGCACCAGGCACCTGTACACCAATGGAACGAAGATTTTTGAGGGATTGCTCAAGGTCTTGAACATACTGATTTCCTTTTACAAGGTCATCACCTAATGCACCCTTAATAGCCTTACGTGCTGAGTCAAGTTCCTTCTCAACCTCGGTAATTGACTTGGTAAATGATGAGACATCCGCACCAAGCCGAAATATAAAGTCTTCATTCATTTAACCAATCTTTTAAATATTTCTCTATAATCTTCATCGGACATCCCTTTGACCTCATCCCCAGGCAATTCCCAAAGTGCTTCTGGTGACTTAGGCGAAGATTTTGGGTCACCATGCAAACGAACCATCGTAAACATTAATAACCTCGTCTGTCGGTAAGTATCCACCTTCTTCTCTTGATGTCCTTTGAGCATTAGTGAAAAATGTCTCGGAGACATCTTGTAAAATTCATTAGGCAGTAACATCATTTCACCGAAGGCGTAGGCTTCGATTTCTTCGAAGGTGAAGTCTTTTTTTTTGCTTCAGGCTCATTGACTTGCTTGATGAACTCATTTTTTGTCCATATCTCCAATGCGTTCTTTATCTCAATCATTGCCTCTTCACTACGCAAATTGGATTCTATATAGTCAACAAAATCGGAAAAAGTAAGTTCAGGCTCTGCATCCTTTACAATGCAGTTATTCCAATATCCTGAGTATAGAATATGTGCTATCCCGATTTCATTAAGTTCATCACCTTTGTGAGTCTTACCTTCAACAAGTTTCCCATCACCTAAGTACCTAAATGATGCCATGCCGAATTTAATGCCAGTCTTAGTGCCGTTTATAGTTATAGTGCAGTAGTTCATATTATGGTGTTACGTCAAGAGTTCCTGAAGATTGGATAGTGCCAGAGAAGTTGATGAATTCAGTTGTAGACTGATTCAAAGTAAGATCAGTGATATACCCTGCGAATTGATGGTAATAAACTGTACCTACTGAAGAACCTGTAATAGTTGGATTCTGAACCCTTACGGTAACAAGTGTTTTATTAACAGTTGCAGCTAAAAGGTCTTCATAAGATACTTGAGAAATAGTTGGAGTAGCCTCACAGATAGCGTCAAAATCAACGGTCATTTGAGGCTCTGAAGGTGAAGTAAGAACTCCGCAATTAGTTTGCTCAACTGTTGCATCCATTGTTGTGTTAACTGAACTTGTGCGAAGACATACAAGATTCTTGTATGATGATGCGCCTGTTACATCTATTTCGATGTTTTGTACTGATCCTAAAATTTGTGGCATTTTACTTTATTTTTGATTTACTAAATTACTTAATGTTATTATCTTTCGTGCAACAAAATTATCTCCGTTCTGTAACGGCAAATAACTTGATGAAGTTCTTGCCGTTGGATATACTACGAAATCCGAATCACTAAACCCATCCACCGCAGTATCTGGAATTAATATGTTCAATATTTGACTTGATATATTATCTACAATCGAATTATCATATATGCGATATTGTTCGCTGAAAATATCAACTACCACATCCACAAAGTTTCCGAAATATTGGTTGTTATTATTCGCTGATTCGGTTATGGATGAAATAACCACATAGTTTTTTGGAGTAGTCCGAAATGGTGTCTGTCCATAAACAGGAACATCTTGCCCATTGTAGGACAAGTTACCATTTAAGGCATTTACATAAATTACACGTATGTTATTTGATGCGTCTTTCATTTATACATTTTTAGCACCTCAATAACTCTTGTTTTGAATTTAGGCCAGTAAGCCAAAATTGATGGGCGCATGAATGGTCTTGCAGGTATGTTCACAGGTCTGATACCCTTTCCTTTAAACTTCGATGCCAAATCTTGCCATTCAGCAAATTCAGGAGCCTCATAAAATGTACCCGTTCCAAATTCGTGGTATGCAGCATATTTCGTTTGTGCAACAAGCTGATAACTCATAAATTGGTCTTTCTTCAGACTTATTGATGCCCTAAGTCTTCCAGTGTCCACAGGAGCAAGATTCTTTGCACTCCTTGCCATATCCTCACCATGAGCAGCTAATTCCATATCAATCTCAACGGCAGCATCATTAACAAGCGTTTTATACTTTTTAAGTATGTTGTTTATTGCCCTATCTGAAACCTCTATGTTAAATCCTTTAGCCATTAAATTACGACTTGCCTATATTGGTGATAATTCAACCCTTCCCACATTGGATATTGCGAAATAGATTGCCTTGGATCAGCATTCATCTTCTTGCCTCTGTTTTCATACATCCATGATACCAAAGTAAGTATATCATTTCTTAAATCATTGGGTAGTGTTCCATATCCTGCTTGGTATGTCACAGTGTACGTACCTTGGATGTACAACCACAATTTGCCACCAATCACCTCATAGTCATCATTCGCAGTCAAAGCCTCGTTATCATTGATACCCTCTTTCATTGTCACGCTATTAACGCACACTAAAGGAGAATATGGTAAATCTATTATCCATACACGTGGATTATTGCCAGTGCATTCAACATTGGCTTGAATCAGCTTATTAGCAAATGACCTCCCCGTTAATTTCTCTAAATGCTGCCTCGCAGCGGAAATTAGGTTGTCAATTAAAGTATCATCGGTTGTGTAGTCAATTCTCATCCAATTCTTTGCATCAGTCCTACTCACAGGCTCTGCAACTGCATCGGCTTGGATAACTACGCTATTTATGTATACCATTGTTGTACTTTTTCTTTGAACCAAGTGCTAAAGTGGTTGAGTGCTTCTCTCGGATCATGTTCTCTTGACCTTGCTTTTGCTTTTCTTGATGCTGAACTATAGGCTTTTTCTTCATCAAGTTCAGTAATTCTTCTGACCCATTCCTTAACATCAGTTCTATTTTTTATGTAAATACCTGCCTTACCGCAGTTTTCCTTCAACCCATCCGCCTCAGTACAAATTACAGGAATACCGCTTGACATTGCCTCAGTTGCCGTTCTGCCCCATGATTCATAGTTTGATGGCATAAGTAAAATACGAGTCTGCTTATAAGCATCAAGTATGTTCGGACTATTTTTAACATATGTCACATTTGGCAGATTTTCGGTTACTTGCTCATCATATGAACCAAGAACACCCATAAATC